ATGCCGGCTGCAGGCATTATAGTTGCCTATGCATCAGTGCCTGCACCTTTTTTGTCCCCTTTTTGTCCCCTTTGACTGACAAATATAGAAGCATCCAGAAGTAAGTTATTAAATTGTGTTTCAACGGCTTCGCTGTGGCTGATAATTTAGCGCACAAAAATAAGCCTCCCACCATTGCTGGTAGGAGGCATTTTTGTTACCTGATGTACAGGCTTTCGCCTGGGTAGATCAGGCTATAGATTGATTTGCCGTTGTTGGCTGCCAACGTGTACATGCTAATGCCGTACTTATAGGCAATGCTCCAGAAGCTGTCACCATAGCGGACTGTATAATACGTGTGCGAATAGGTTTGCGCATTTGAACTGCGCGAACCATAGCTCTCACCACCATTAACACCCAAGGAAACATAATGATACCGACCGGAGTAGCTGAGGTACCGTGCCCAAACATATGTGCCACGGATATATACGTGATCATAAATCACGCTTTCACCGGGTACATAGCTACCAACGGATGCATATCCAGTGCCGGCACCAGTGCGGATGTTAACAGTTGTGGAAGGCTTGAAAACACCAGTTTGCGCATAGTCGGAATCACTGGCCACGTTTGATTCTGCTGACTGGCTTGGTGCCGGTGTTACAGATGATGACGGAGTTTCTGGCTGCTTCGAGTAGCCATTATCAGTGATACCAAGCAGATCAATGTTACCATCTAGGCCTTGCGACAGCCCAAATGCGCTTGTGTACTGCCAAATAGCTACCCCATTCATACTTGGAAAATAACCGTAGTCTGGTTTGGTAGTTGGTAGATAATCACGGTAAGCAGCAATCCAAAGGCTGTTAGGAAATTCTTTCAGAATACGCTGATAATCGACGTGTGCCAATGTATATGGCTTGTAACTGTAATACATGGGCGTGTATCCTTCTGAACGAATGCGCCGCATGCCAGCTAAAATGGCATCCGTATTAGCTGCCATATTGCCAGAAGCACCATCTTCGTAGTCCAAAGCAACGATGCTTCCCTTTGGTGTCTGCGCTTTGATACGAGGCATATAACGGTCAAGTGCTTCTAACCCCAACTGGCTACTTCCACCAACACCATACCAGATGTAACTATGCACACGTTTTCCTGCCGCTTTGGCACTAGCAATTTGGCTATCATACGTCCACTGATCGATGTAAGTACCACCGTAAGTCCCGCCGATCTGAGCGATGACGAACTTATCTTGATCGGTACCGTATCGTCCACTTGCTCCCTGATACTTTGACCAATCCGGGCCCTGATCACCCTTGGCCGCATTGACCTGCAATGGCAAGGCAAAAGAAATAGCCGCCAAGAAGGCGACTACCAAGGTGATGAGTTTAGTTTTAAATTTCATGGCGCCCTCCTTATTGCTGTGGAGCAACAGAAGCCGGTGCCAGTTGAGCCTTAACTGCATCCGCGGCTGCTTGAGCTGCGGCAGCTACCTTGTCTTGATTAGATGTTTCCTGATCAACTGTCTTTTGCGGATAGGTTTCTGCTAGACTATCTTTCAAATCCGCAAAAGCTTTCTCAACCGCGTTGGCAATCGTCTGCTCGTCTGTGCTGGTGAAACCAAGCGATTTTAAGCCGTCTTTCACAGCCTGAATGGCAGTCGATTTCTTAACCGCACCGTCAATTGCCTGCGTTACACCGAGCTGTTCTGCCGCTGTTACCGCAGCGTTTGCCAATGGGCCTAATACCTTTACCAAAGTGAGTGCTTGCTTGTTAGCCAGCAGTTGTTTTGAGATCCAAGCCCCAATGATTGGGACTGCTGCTACTGCGAGTGATACTAAAAGTTCTGTCCAATTATTCATCATCATTATCTCCTTTAATGCCTACATGATCTTCCAATCGAGTAATCCTAACCGAGTGACTGCCAAGCTCTTCATCATGTGCTTTCAGATGAGTATTCAAGTCTGCCAGCGATTGTTCGTGCATTTTGAGCTGACGATTAATCGTCTCTGAAAGTATTTGAATATCAGAGCGTAATGGATCTAGGGCAATCTTTTTGAACAGCCAGCTGCCCGCACTTACGCCCACCCCTATGATTGATATGAACTCCGCCCAGTCACCAATCGTGTATCCAAAAAATGTCACTTTCTCACTTCCTTCCACAAAAATAGCCGCTAGCTTTTGCCACCGACATAGTCCTTGCCTGTAATTTGCTTGTATTGATCCTCAGTTATTTGCTGGCCTACGTATTGTTCTATCGGGCACCCCCAAGAATGGAGCATACTGCAAAATTCAAAGTCACTCATTTTTTACACCATCCTCAATTTTTGTCATGCGGGCATACAATGCAGCGATCATCTGCTGTTCAGGTGACGGTGCTGGCATTGCATCAGCCGGATAAAGATCAGTAACTCGCTGCTTATCGACAACAATTTTACCGTCAACCAGCTTAGAGGCACCTACGACAATATTTTTGAGTTCACTCTCGTCTATATCAACCACATTATCGCTTGTGTAGTCGGTACCCCATGCATGAATGAAGCCATCGGCTCGTGTATCAAGTCTTACTTTCATATTTTTACCCCCTAAAAAGCAAAAATGTTAACAAGTACATAATTTCCAGCAACCGAAGGATTACCAGCGCCTCCAGAGTTATTAGTATCACCTATGATGTTTGTATTTGTTGGGAAAACCTTTTTGTTAAAAGAAGCCGCGCCATAGGCGACCATTTGAAGCGTTAACTGCTTGCCTGGATGAGCCTGCACATACACTCGATAGATTGGGGTAATAATGTAATCGTAATCCTGAGCCACGCCATTTTTGTATTCAGACCAAACCAGCAACCAGCCATTTAAGCAATCGCTGATGGGCTTGCTGGGTGTTGCTACCTGGGCATTACCTGACCAGCCCATAAGCGAGACGCCTTCCCACAATAGGGAACCAACATTATTAAGTCTAGCAATTGCCAATGCGTCAAGGGTGCTTGTGATATAGGCTGCATTAGTTCCGAGTCCACTAGCTAAGTGTGTCAACTCAAGAGTACCCATTGAGATTCTGCTAGCATCCATCTGCGTTGTACCATCAGTTTGTGTTAAATATGACAGTAAGCCATCAGGGTTTAACTCAGTATGGTATTTTTGACCATTTGGATTACCATTGTAATCTTCAATATTTCCGTCAATAGAGTATGAAGTTCCATTTAAAGTTAATTTACCCGTTGACTTGACACCACCATTTTCAATAGAAGCATGAGTGAAGGGCACATTTATCATTGGAGAATTCATGGTTGCACTGTCAATCTCAATTGATTGCAGCTTTTTGATGCTAAGAACCGCTTGCTGGATACTTTGGTCAATCCAAGTTGATCCATTGTAATACTGTAATGCTGTGGCATCGTTAAGTGTTGTACCATGCCACCACAAGTCACCCTTCTTGGGGCTTGTGGGTGTGCCCAACTGAATGTAAGTGTATGGCACATCCTTGCTTCCGGGAACACCTTGCGGACCTTGTGGCCCCTGTGGTCCTTGAGGGCCTTGCGGACCTGTTGCTCCTGTTGGCCCAGTAGGCCCTTGTACTAGTTGCCAACTATAAACAGCTGGATTGGTGCTATCGGCTTGCGTGAAGTCTGTATAACTACCGATGTATTTTCTAGAACCGGGAGTATCCAATGAGAAATTGGTTTTACCATCACTACTGTCAGCATAGGCAATATGGAAGTATGATGTCTTACCATCGGCACCTGCTTTACCCGGCACCCCATCTTTACCATCAGCACCATCTGCACCTTTAATGAGCGACCAGTTATAGTCACTTGGATTCGTGCTGTCACCAGATGTGAAGTCACTGTAAAAGCCAATATACTTACGGTTAGAATCAGTGGTTGAAAAGTCAGCATGGCCGTCTTGGCTGTTTGCGTAAGCAAAGTGAGCATAAGCAGTACGACCATCAGCACCCGATTTTCCTGGCAAGCCTTGAGGCCCTTTGGGTCCCACATCACCTTGTGGACCTTTAAAAAGTGCCCAGTTGTAATCACTCGGATTCGTGCTATCGGCCTGTGTGAAGTCGCTGTACGTGCCAATATACTTTTTGCCATCGCCACCGGATACCGTGAACCCACTTTGGCCACTTACATCATCCGCCCAAGCGGTGTGGAAATAGCTTGTACGGCCATCAGCACCTTTTGCACCCGGAACACCGTCAGCACCATCTTTGCCCTGAATCAATGCCCACTTGCCGGCGTAATCAGCCGGATTGTCACTTGGAACGGATGACTTGGCATTGGGAACAATAGCCATGTACTTCTTGCCACTTGGGAAGGCGCTCATATTGGTGCCTTTATCGTCATCGGCGTAACGAATCCATGGATAAAACTGAATGGCCTTGGGAATATTTTCAATCTTAACTGCCATATCCTTAAGCGCAGAATACAAATTAGGCTGCTCATTTGCGTAATCCCCTAAAGTGAGCTTGGTATAATGACCAGCGCGGCTGCGTTCAACCGACAACACTTTCGCAGAAAGAAATAGATTCTGGTTCTCGTCAACAATGTGTACCGTTTGATTCAATAGCACATAGGGCGCATTTGACAAATCAACTTCATAGTTGACATTTGGATGGTTATACTTTTTCAAATCTGCTAGGGCTGCTTGTAATAACGTGGCCTGAGTAGTCGACTCAAATGTTTTGACCCGGTTCCAATCAGACTGTGTTGGGTTAGGGTTGCTGTTGCTTAACAAACGTGAATATTTCTGCACAGCAATGGTATCGTGCAAGAATCCGTACTGGTCAAGTACAAATTGTCCGGTTGGATCAGTCCAACTATACCCAATCAAATTAATTGGATCGTTTGAACCGTCAGGTGTAGCACCATAGGCCTTCACTGAGGTTTCCATGTCGTAGACATCAACTGTCTTTACGATATTGTTGATGTCCTTGTTCATCTCAAAAGAAATTAAACTGTCGGAAGTTTCCTCATGTTTGATATTGATAACACGTTTTACGGCAGTCGTACCTACAAAAACAAAGCCAAAGCTAAGCACTGCATCAAAATCTTTTGCGACTGATTTAATGCGGCTAAGTGAAGTGTCTTCGTCTGTCCATGTAAGTGTTCTGACGTCTGTAGGAAATTCATTAATACCGATCTCCCAGCCAGAATCATTCGTAAACCTGAGGATGTATTCAGCGATAGTATAGGCTTTGTCAGCGGTATAGGCACCCACCACTTCATTCATCAGATCGTTACCTGCATCCGTGCAAACGACTGTATGAATATGTGCTAATGTATCGTGAGTAACACTGGCGATGACCATTTGATGTCCATTGCCTTCTTCGTCCTGATATAAGACAAAATTGTTTTCAGCCGCCATTTCATCAATGGCCTGCTCTTGATCAGTTTTAAATGGAATCGTCAAGGTTAGGGCAATCGCAGGCCTGTCATCGGTTGTTTTAACTTCACTATCCGCACTAACATGCCATTGACCATCTCCGTCAGTTGAAGCAATGCCTAAAACGTTAAATTTACGATCAGTAAAATAGTAGTCCATTATAACCACGCCTCTTTCAAATCAACTTCACACGCAAAAGGCTGTGCCCATGATGATGGCACCATTTGAATCAGAGTATCGCCTGGATTAAAACGAAATTTGCTCCATTCGTTGCCTATTGTGTGCAGAGTGGTATCAGGAACACCGTTGACATATACTGCACGGTTAGCAACATCAATCGTCACAACGTCACCGGCACCAAAGCGGTTCTTCAAATCAGTCCAGTAATCAACGTTGAGCCATTCAACATCCAAGTCATACACGCCCATATCTGGATGCGGGTAGTTTTCAAATCGTTGAAACCAAAGTGTGGTTCCCGTGATTGGGATTGATGCTTGATCTGATGTCAACATGATTGGTGGCATTACCAATGGCGGATTTCTGGTAATGACTTCAGATGGCTTAATACCGCCTTGAACAATACCAGCAAGTTGCAGATTGAGCGTATTACCAAGCTTAGTCAACTTGGCCTCATAATAGCGGCCATTGCTGAAAACACTTCGGTTAAGTGTCTGTTGGAAAACTAATGTCGATCCCGCAAACACTTGGACATCAACATCATCTTTGCCGGCATAGTTCGCTCTGATAATCACCTCATAGGCCACGCCCGTATCATTATCAAGCGTCATTTCAATGGCGCCTAAGGCACTCACATTGGAATTAAACTTGTAGCGCCATTTGGCTATGAAGCTCCCAGTATTGCTGCCATTAGATGCGTTTGTTGTCTTAAGATGCAGGGAAGGGCCTTCCCAATAGTACGAGTTGGTTGGCAAGAAAACAGGCTCAACCGCGGAACCATCGTCATCGGCATACTTGACTGAACCTTCCATGACATTTTTTTGAGCCGCGATATAGTAGTAGTAGCTGTTAGTTTGGCCGGTGTTATAAGCCGCACCAGCTGGCTCTTTATCGAAGCCTTCATATCGAGCAACCTCTGATCGTTTTCGCTCAACGCCATCGGCTTCTTCTGGATTACCGAACTGAAGAACACCGCCTTGGCTGTTAATTAAGGCAATCAACCCGTTATCAGCATGCATAGTTGCCGTAATAACTGGCTCGACAGGATAAGTGCCACCATTATGAACCGTGATGGTGTCGGATAGTGTGTCATCGTTTATGTTGTCAAATGTCTTTATGGCTACCGAGTGGGCAATGCCACCATCGGGGCAGACGAAGCTGATTGAGATTGTCCCTGATCGGAAGCCTTCAGTGAAAGTAGGCTGACTGTCTACGATGGCAAGATAATATTTATCTGGCTCATCCCCAAAGATTAGCTGCTGTGGTTCGTCCGTATCGATAGCAGCGGCCAAGGAACGCCTTAGTGGTACCAAATCATCATTCATAACGATCCCAGTTACCACAATCGTCTTGACGTCCCGTGACATGTATTGCAGCATCTGACCATCACTGATGCCAACCTTTTGCATTGTGTTGACGTGATTAGTTCCTACATCACGTTTGACCATCTGCACATACATCCATTGGGTAATATCTACTCCGGCGTATGTTATGGTCACGCCTGCTTGTTTCAATTAAACGGTTCCTCCTTTCCAATAAGCATTGAACCTGTCTGTTCTGTCGTTGTACTGCTTAACTTTTGGTGCAACTTTTGGATAAAACTGGTCGTCACCAACTTGCAGAACAAAGCTAAGTTTCGTGAGAAGATCAGCAATATTGTCCAACTTCTTTCCTAAATCATCTGTACCGCTGCTTTCGCTTTCAGTAACGGTACCATTACCCAAGTTGTGATTGATGTTGGTAACAGCCTGACCTAGTAGTTGCCAAGCACGGCTTGTTTTAGTTAACGGTAGAATTGTTTCTGGACCATCTTCGCCAACAAGCGCATGGATTGGCCGTGTGATCGTGGCACCATTGGCGTAACCTTCAGGGCCACTGACACGAGCAAAGGCAGAACTTCCAGAGCCATAGATGGACTTCATGTAGTGAATACCGGCAAGCAGATCGTCATAGCCGTTATAAACATCGTTGTGTCCGGGGAACTTAAACGCATTGAACGTTGGCCCAATGGTTTGTACAAGTCCCATCGAAGGTATGCCGGCTTTAGCGTTGCTATCCCACAAGTTAATTGCCCTAGGATTACCATTTGATTCACGCTGGATAACGCGCATCCATGCGGCAACTTGGTATGCCGAGGCATCAAATCCATTGGCCTTTAAAGCTTGAATGACATATGGCTTCCAACGTTGCACGCCTGAGCCACCAGGATTGGCCTCACTCATTTCTTCTTCCAACTTTTTAATGCGGTCAAAGAAACCTGCTACACCTTTTACATCTTCATCACGTAAAGCGGCTGAGGTGTGTTGAGCCATTGATCCAGCACCAGCAACCGAATTAACGTTGAATATATTCCCCGCTAAATTGGTGAAAAACTTCAATGGATTCCCAACTTGTGTCAGAATATTGCCAACTGTTGAGCTTACCTTGTCCCATACTTTTGATGCCGTCTTCTTAATCCCGTCAATAATGCCGTCAAGGCCGCCTAAACCATTAGCATAGCCAGGCAAAACATGTCCCAATTCTCCAGCCAACACCTTAGAAGTATCGCGTGCGTTTAAGATGTAGTCACCTTGCTGTACTTTCGTCAGCTCGGGACCGTTAGCTCCCAACAATTTATACGTACCAGCATAAGGCTTGTACTGAAGCTCGGGACCAGCTTCACCAACTAGTGCCATGCCATTCTGAACGGCACCACCATTTGCATATGCAAGTTGTTGAACCTGCGAATAACCATAAGTTGGCTTTTTCTCTGGCATTTTGTGTCCGCCAAAGAAACCAACAATTTTGTTCCACCAACTAGCTAATCCGCTAAAGATATCGCCAGTGCCATTCGCTTGTTTAGAAGCAGCTGACAATGAGCTGTTGGCCTGATTAGTCATATGGCTAACAACCGTTTGTGATTGATCTGAAGCTGCTGCGGAAACACCGGTATCTCCTAACTGTTGCTGAGCGATGGTTTCTATTTTCTGCTTAGTGATGGCAGAAACTGTATCTTTATACTGATTAGTAGCATGAGAAGTAACCTTCTTGTACTGGTCCTTAGCAGCGTCCGAAGTGTCGTCTCGCTGCTGTCTCGCCTTTGAAACAATATCGTCATACTGAGACTTTGAAATGCTACCAGTGTCTTTGTACTCGTGTGTGGCTGTGGCTACTGTACTCTTATAGCGATCATCAGCAGCCTTGATAATGTCATCACGTGCCTGCTGTGCAGGCTTGACTGCAGCATCATACTCCTTCTTGGCATTTTTGGCCGTGCTATCAATTTGCTGCAAAGACATCGTGTTTTTACGCTTGTTGAATGCTGCCAATAGCTTTTCTTGTTGGTCAGCACCAGACTTGACCATGGAAGTAATCTTGCTATTGTTGGTCAGCTCTTGCTTTGCATACTGTTCAGCATAAGACTTGTAAGAAGCTAGCAGTTCCTTGTTCTTTTCATCTTCGTACTGCTTACTGTTTGTACCATATTTCTTAGCCAGTGCCAGCAACTTAGTTGTGTTACCATTAGCAATCTTTTCAGACTGGCTGTAGTAGGAATTAGCATCCTTAGCCATGGTGGCATAGGCTGATTTCTTGGCTTTTGCTTCTTCGGCATCTGACTTCTTCTCTTTAGCCAGTCGCTCATCTGCCTGCTTTTGAGTTAGCACTCCATCTTTGACTAACTTCTGTAAATCCTTAGACGACGCTTTTTCTTTATTAGCATAGTAGCTATCAACTGACTTGCTCATCTTGGCATAGGTGTCATTAACTGATTGCTGAGCCTTTGCCATTGACTTAGGGTCAGTGCTAAACGAAACAACCAGCTTCTTGGATAAAGCCTGGGTGTATTTGGCAAATGAATCTCCCAAGGCCTTGGTATCAGAGCTAAGTTTAGGAGCCTTAACTGTGACGCCCTTGCTAGCATCATCCATGGCCTTCTTAATTGACTTGGCCCATCCCTGCGCAGTCTTAGTTGATCCTAGAGCATCGCCAATAGCAGACCCAAGCTTAGCACCTGCTATAGTTCCTTCTGGCCCAACCAGCGAACCAACTGCTGCACCAATGCCACCACCAATGACGGTGCCCGTAGTCTTGGAAGCCGCTTTGATTTCATCTTGACTGTTGTTAGACATAAGCGACTTAACAATGCTGCCTCCAACATCTAAGCCAGTGCCTATTGCAGCAACGTTGCTGACGCCGCCTACAACTCGGCTGCCTAAACTGGCTTTTTCGACTGTGCTTGCAGCCGCACTTGCCCCACTTTCTGCAGTGGCTAATGAATTACCAGAGCCGTTTAGCATTGAAAAGTTAGACGCAATTTTGGTGAACAGACTTGTTTCACTTAAAGCTTTCAGACCGCTGTACACATGACCTAATCCTGCTGCAAATTCCAGTGCTTTTGTTGTCATCCACAAACCTGCAATTACTTTGACGGTAGTTTGAATACCAGATTTGTTTTTGACAATATCATCTAGCACGTCATGGATAGCTTTTAGCGGGTCTTTCATCGTTTTTGCATTAGTACCACCAACGTTTAGCCACCCGGCAATGTCTTTGATTACAGTTTTGAACAGGGACCAGACTTCTTCGCCAGCAATTTTGGCAATGTCCCACATATCTCCGGCAATACCAGTAACATCTTTTTTGTGTGCGGAAACATAGTCAAGAATGTCTTTCGCTCGATTAGCAATATTAGCTAGGCCTTTGCCAAGATCGGTAGCCGCTTGCTGTACAACTGGTGAAGTTAGAATGCTTGAAAGAGATTGCATACCACTATTCTTAACATCAAAGAGTGGCGCGGTCATTTCAGCCTTTAATGTGGTCCAAGCGCCTGACATTTGAGCCATTGCGCCTTCACTAGTTTTTCCAAATTGGTCAAATGTGCTCTTGCTTGTTGTCCCAACTTTATAAACCAAGTTCATGAAGTCGTCAGACTTGATTTTTCCGTCAGCAACCATTTTGGCAAATGAATCCTGACTGACTCCGGCAGCTTTGGCTAATTGTGCGCCTAATGTAGGTGCTTGTTTTTCAAGCTTAGCAAGATTAGAACTAGTTAAATTACCTGAAGCAACGACTCGTGTCATCGCCTTAGACAAGGCGTCCATGCCGTCTCCGCCTTTGTGCGAAGCCGTGGCAATGCTGGCAATACCAGCACTAATGACGAGAGTTTTATCTGTGACACCATGCGTCATGGTATCAACGGTGGTTTGCATGTTGTTAATTTCGTCACCGGTTGCACCAGTTTCAGTGCGCAAATATGACATTTGGTCGGAAAGAATCTGGATATCATTGGCTGACTTACCCATGTTCCCCCACGTCATATTTAGCTTTTCTCCGGCCTCGTTAAGTTCTAGCCCAGACTTTACCGTGTCAGTAATGCTTGATCTTAGACTTTGCCAGCCGTTCTTAATGGCGTTGGTGATTAAGCCACCCTCAACAATTTTGTGAAGCAAACCCGGTGTCTTTTCGGCTTGCTTGTTTGTTCCTTCAATCGCTGATTTGATTCGATCAAAAACAGATGGGTTAGCCTTGTCCATTTCAGTTTGCAGTCCGGTCATAGAAGACTTAGCTTTTGCTAAACTGGTAGCCGTTTCATCAACACGCGTCTTCTGTGTACGCCATGCGTCTGAATCCTTGCCACTAGCACTGGCAATCTTATCCAACTCAGCTGACTGTTTGGACAACTGTTCATTAAGATTGGTAATGGAAGACTTATAGCCTTCCATTTTGGCCTTGTTAGCTTCTTGCTGTTTGCCCTCAGCCTCTAAGCGAGTCACATAGGCTTGGTTGGCACGTGCAGCTGCTGTGTACTCTTGCTGTAAGCCAGCTAAACCGGACTCGTGCTCATCAATGGCTGTCTTCAGCGTTTTTTCCTGATTGCTAAGATCTGCCATCGATGCCTTGGTTTTTTCAATTGCAATTTTCTGCTTTGCAATTGCATCTTCATCACGCTCTTCAGCCGTGCTTAAAGTTGTTAGCTGAGATATTTGAACTTTGTACTGCTCAGAAAGACTGCTTCGTGCTTCGGATATGCCTTTAAGCTTTGCAACATTGGCCTCGTATATGTTCCCTTCAGCTTTTAGTCTTGTAACATGTGCTGAAATTGCATCACTAGTGATTTCGAAAGAGTTTTTTAGCTTTATAAGTTGAGAACTGTAATCTGTACTTTTTTCTTTTGACTTTTGAATTGTGCTTAAAAGGTTATCTTCTTGTTGGTTTTGGTTCGCAATAGCAGTGGCCGTTTCATCAACACGCATTTTTTGAATGCGCCATGCATCAGAGTCTTTGCCACTAGCACTGGCAATTTTATCTAATTCTTCAGACTGCTTGCTCAACTGCTCATTCAGATTGCTAATACTGGATTTGTAGCCATTAAGCTGGGCTTTGTTTGCTTCCTGTGCCCTGCCCTCAGCCTGTAAGCGCTCAACATAAACCTGATTGGCTTGTGACGCTTTCCGGTATTCATCTTGCAACCCTGCTAAGCCGCTCTTTTGGTAGTCCATAGCGGTTTTTGCTCTGTCTTGCTGGGCTTGCATACTGGCCAGCTGCTTGTTAGCTCCATCAATTTGCTGCTGATATTTTAGATATTGCTGTGCAACATCCGCGGTATTGCCCTTTAATTCAGTCTGTTTTGCTTTAAGAGCGTCAATCTTAGATTGTTGACCCTCAATAGATTTGCCCAGTCCTTCATATTTGACTTGGGCAGCGCCAGCCAAATCGCCGGCTGATTTCATCTCAGCTTCTTGTGCTTTCCAAGCATTTTGGCTCGAACGAACAACCGCTGTTAATGATTTGACGGATTCGCTTGCCGACAATAGATCAAGGGCAATCTTGGTGCTCATTGTTGCGTTCAATTGTTGTGCCACTTCAATCACCCTTTCTCTTGGTATTGCTTCCACATAATTGCCGGATCAATTGGCCGATCTTTAGGGTTCTTTGCATTTAGCAAAGTTACAAATCCGAAATATTCCGCATCCCAGAATTGGTCACTAGTCCAGTGCATGTTGACCATTGCGTTTTGTCCCATATAATCAAAGTCTTCAAGCTTATTCTTTAATTCAAAAACTCGTTCTGGAGCACTAATTATCTTCGTCTTTACTTTTGCTGGCATCGGCCTTCTTTGCTGACATATCGATGTCTTCATCGCTAAGTCCTTGAACGCGAAGGGCAACTCTAGTAGCAATTTTTACAGTTTCAGCGAAGGACAAATCGTCCAGCTTTTCTTTTTCTGCTTTGTTTAAGTTAAGCGTATTGACAATAAAATCTGTATTGCTGTTGACCGCATTTAGGCTGGCATGAAGCTGCTCAGTAAACGATTTGTTCTCCACATCATCTGACTCGGCCATGCTGAGCTGGTACTTTAGTGTATTTCGCAGAATACGATTTGTTACTTTAACTTCATGTACACGGTTGCTAAGTTGGCTAACTTTGATTTTCATTGGTAATACCATCCTTTGTATTTGATAAGGTCGCTGCGGTGAATCGGACACCACCAAGTTCACCAGAAAGCGACTTTTGAGCATAAAAAATAGCGCACGTTCGTGAGCCATTCATCAGTTTTTGCTATGAAATTGTGTCAGATTTCGTCTGTCAGCATTATTAAGCTGGAGTTGTAGTAGCACCAGATGCTGTTGAACTTGCCGGCAATACATATCCGCCGAACACTTCTTTGTACATGTTGGCTTTGTCAAACTTAGGATCAATATCGCTATAAATCTTGTACGGCTGATTGTTAAAGGCCATAGTAGTAAGCGCTGTGTAAGTCAAAGCGTCATCTACACGTTGTTCTGCTGCCGCATCAGTCTGAATGTTAGCTGCGGTTTCGGTCATGATGCCATCGCCAAACCCATAATAGACAAAGTGTAAACGGTCAATGGTTTGGGTGGTAATAAGCAAGGCCACATGAGCCTTCAAATTCTCATCCGTATAACCACCCTTGCTGTCACTAACAAAACCCTTGATTTGCTGCTTAATTGCAAAATCCAAGTTGTTAATATCTAGAGCTACTGATGGCTCCGAAGTACCAACAGTGACGTCTTGGACGTTGTTGTTGCCATAAGTCTTAGCAATGGTGCCTGCTAAGTTAGTAATGTTGGCAGTTTTAGTACCTAAATCTTTGTGATCGACAGTATAGATACCGTCTGTGCCTAATCCTGCTCCAGTACCAGAAATTAACTTTTGCTGTGCATCAACCAAAGCTAACTGGATTTGATATAAACCTACTGTTGCCATTTGAATGCCTCCTAAATATTCTTTGTTCTACTGAAATAAAATGTGTTAAAAAGTTGCTGTGTGTCTGGGTCTAATGTTCGTTGTCTAACCGCGGCTACCTGCCAATGTTGATGAGTAAAAGCCTTCATCATGGCTATCTCAATGGTTTCGGGATCAGAATCAAGCGATTGTGAGTACCAAATCTGTACTTCTACTTCCTGATTTAATGCCCAGAAATCGTTATTACCAAAGGCGCTAGGATCATTAGCAGCATCAGTAATCAACACAACAGTTTTTTTAAGACTGTCAACTAACTCTTGCGGCAGGTTGTTGCCCTCAACAGCATCAATACCGGCAATGCTGGCTTGGCTAAGCATTGTTACCGCATCATCTACGGCGCTCATTTATCCCCACCACCATTCGCTTTGGCAATCATTGCCTGATATTTCTCGGCTTCAGCGGCAAATACAGCGTCTTTGGCATCGTCACGAGCATTATCTACAAAATGGTCAGCGTGAATATACTTGGTGCCATCATTTAAGAAGCGGGCAATGTAGTCTTTATTGCCAAACCCAACCGTTGAGCTGCCATTATGGTCACCGTCAATATCTCCCGCAGCACTACTGATGTCATCGCTCAAATGTCCATACTTACCGCCATCTCCCTTAGTATTTGGGTGTTTTTCTTTGGTGGTCTCTGTTAGCTTCTTAGCGTAAACATCAGCACCAGCCTTGGTAATCTTCTCTTGGTCACTGATAGACAGCTGAGAAGCGGAAGAGACCATTTTGAGCCACTCTCCAAGTGCTTCGCCCATGTCCATCGCTATACCCCCTTGGTTGTTTTGACTAGGGTCAGATAGTCATAACGAATAGCATCATTACTGTCGTCCGGGCTAATGTCTGAAATGTCATACACGATGCCATCAAGGCGTGCCTGTTTCTGATTAATGTTTCTAGCATCATGACGGACTATGATGGTGATTGAATTATCCAAGCGCGTTCCCACAAGCGTGTACTGCTGTGTGAGTGTTCGTTTCTGCTGTTTGAAATGCAGGCTATAAACCGGAACAAAGCTGGTGACATTAATACCGGCACCAGTCTTGTGTGATTGTGGAGAGCCGAGATCAACCTTGCGGCTGAAATCATTCGGTTTGAAATTAGCTGCCATTAGTATCACCGCTGTCTGAGTCTTCCGGCTGATTGGCCTGCAAATGGAGTAACATCATCAGAACTCCTTGTGATAGTCCGTTTTCAAGAGCACGATCATAATATTGCTGTGTAACCATTGTCTTAATGGCAAGCTTTGCAATCGGATCGGATTCATCGAGAACTCCCACAGAGCTTGTAACTACCCCCGTAGCCCCAGCAACCAAATTTGTAATGGTTGTCTTTTCGGCATCATCAAGATTAAGTTCTGACATTAGGTCAGCAACAATATCAGATTGAAAGCTGTCATTATCAGCCATTACTTCATCTCCTTCATTGGCCGCCTGCCAGTTGATCAGCAAACTGTTTCTTTCATAGGCGACCTTTCAAATTATTTGCCTGCGCTAGCTGCTGGGAAGTTTGCTTGCTGGTCAGCAATTGCGGAGAACGATCCAGCCACAAAGGCATCAGCATCAGTTGCTTGCACATCGAAGCGGTCGATGACACGCAGCTTAGTCTGATCATGCTCAAACGCACCAGCACCGATATTGGTAACAACCAAGCTCATCTGCTGACGATCAAACAGGGTCGCGGCCTGAGAGAGATCGCCATAATATAACGGATAAACTGGTGCAACAGCGGTGCCTGTGCTTGGCAGCCAACGATCAGAGATGACAACCACCTGATGACCACGAATGCTGTAAGGCATGTCAGGAACAACGTTGGCCTGAATAAGATACTGGCCCATGGCGTCCTTAACCTTTGCCAACTGTGCAAATCCGCTAACATTGGTCATCAAAACCGATGTGGACTGGATAGCCGGGTCAACAGCTGTGTAGATCATATCCAAGATGTCGTCAAACTTAGCAATTGTTGGCTTCTTAGGAGCGTTGTTCATTGCTGAAATGATGACGCCGTTGCGCGTCACAACATCCTTACGAGAAACAAATTGTTCAATCCACGCTTGAATATTTTGATCGCTGTCATTAAGCAAAGTATTCGGCATTGTAGAAATACCGGCATACCGATGAATGGTGTATTTGATTTGTTTCAACTTTGGATCATCGTTGTCACCAATAAGCGCATTCTCATCATCAAGATTTGCCAGTGGTGTGATTGTTTCAAAAGGCTCATACACGCGTGAACCAGTAGGGGTAGAAACATTCTCAACCTGCACGTATTGTTCAAGAGACGCGTATTGTCGTTTCAGTTGATTGATGTTGGTCTGAATATCAGGCGGGATCGTCAGGCCAGCATTTGACGTATCACCGTCAGTATTTCCTGAAGTTACCAAATCCGTAATCCGCTTCTTGCCCGTAGCCAAATCAACAAAATTGTGGACAAAGTCTTGGGCCTCAGACATTTTATGAATGATGTTTACTTTCTTGTCGGTAATGTCAGTTGGCTTTTCTGCCTCCGCTTCAGCTTTAGCGTCATCCAACGATGACTTTGCGAAATCTCGAGCGGTTTTAGCAGCCTTCAAATCATCAGTTACTTTCTTAACGTCATCTTCTGTATAAGAAGACGGATCAGATGCCAAGGCAACCGCCATCTTTTGCGACTCGTCTTGTAAATCCGTTACCTTTTGCCCCGCTGAAATCCACGCGGTGTTTAAATCGTTTACACTAGCCATTATTTGGCCTCCTTATTTTTAATGCCTAACAACAAAGCCAGCTTAGGATTAATGGTTTTCTTTCCATCATCCTTAGGCTGGCTTTCAGTTGGCTTATTTTGCTGACTGTTTGCTTTTGCCATTAATGATTTAACACGGTGAATCATGTCAGTTGTTAGTGGCAAAACGCTGTTTGTAACTGCTGGTGCTGTATCAAACATGATGTCATCGGCGAACCCTTTCTCAACTGCCTCTTTGGCATTGATCCATGTCTCGTTCACCATCATGTTGTACACATCGCTAGGACTCATACCGGTTTTTGCTACATAAACATCAACCAATGATTGGTCAATACTATCTAACGATTGGCCCGCTGAATTTAATGCATCAACATTGCCGTTTGCTGACGTTGATGCTCTGTGAATCATCAGTTGAGCTGTTGGTGCCATCTCTACTTTGTCTCCCGCCAAGGCAACCACCGATGCTGCAGAAGCAGCAAGCCCAACGATGTTAGTGACAATGCTGCCGGAATAGTTCTTAATGGCTGTTGCCATCTCGCTACCAGCAAATACATCACCGCCCGGGCTATTAATCTCCAAAACAACGTCCTGTCCGCTTGCCTTTGACAATGCATCAGACAAATCAGACGGGGTAACTGTTTGGTACCCAAATAGTTGGTAAACATCAGCATCATCTTCGCTTGAAATAGCGCCCTTAATTGGTACCGTTACTGCCATTCGTATCACCTCCTTTAAGGTCCGACTCAGCCGGATTGAACTGGGGCGTGCTGGCAGGCAATATACCACGACGTCGAAATAGGTAGTCGGATTGGTTGCCAGAAATCGCACCGTTTTTTACTGCACCACCAATGGCAGCCAAATATCTGCTTCCGTCTTGGTCAATAGCTGGTTGAATATCAACATCAATGTTTGCAGAAAACTTTTCGTTAATCTCACTAACAATGGCCTGTGCATATCGGTTAAGGCTATTAGCATACATACCCTCAATCATCGATAAGGATGACTGCTGGTCACCTTGGCCATTCAAGTAGCTGTCAGGAATGTTGTAGACTTTCGCAATCTGCTTGCTTGTCCAGTCTGTCGATGAAAGCAGCTTAGAGACGTCCGAGTTTAGTTCCAGTGGAGCATATGTTGTCAGCTCATCAAGCACAACTGGACCGTTATTTGAAGTTGCTTGAGTCATGAATCCTGCCGACAATGCCTGCTTTTCTTTGAGGCTTAACGCCGATCCATTCTTTGCGGTCAATGTTCCGTTAGAAGTAATAGCCTTTGACAGTGCCGATATTGTCAACCCATTGGCATTGTTTTTGATGTTCAGCTCGTTTTGCAGAGCCAATAGCGGTGACCGGCCAACTTCTCCACCATTCCCAATGCCGAGCAGTCTAAGATGAATCATGTCTGACTGTGGAACATTGTTCATAACAGAAATACTTGGTTCATCAAAAGAAACGTTGTAAGTTAGCCCAGTGCCATCGCTCAAAAGAAATACAGATACCTGAGACGGTCGCAAATATTCAAGACGAACGGGCTGACCGGTAAGCTGGTTGCGCCAAATATACGCATAGGCATTCCCATCAAGTAGCAGCTGTGCCGCCATTGACTGCCAAAATGCTTGCCGATTAGTGGTTGCTGACGGATGATCAAGAACCGTCTGAGTTCTCGGTTGGCTAGCTTCAATACGACAAGTTGCCAGATCAGCGGACAATTGATAGATCGTTGCATAAAGGTCTGAGTTGAGCAGAGCTTTCCGTGCGGATACATAAGCGGCCGGATCAACCATTAAGCCAGTCATCATGTCGCCATCGGCTGACTCAAGCACGCTCTGATATTGCGGTGCAGCACGATTAGTTGCTTTGTTATTCAGAAATCCAAAAAGCACCATCAGTCACCTCCTTTCTTGGCATTGCTCATTACAAGCGCTGTGGCTACCAGCAACATTCCTGAGGCCACTTGCCCAACTAATAGGCTGAATGAAAATGCGGCATAAACTAGAACACCAAATCCACATAAAAAAAGAACCGTCTCAATATTTGCAAAGAGAAACAGTCCTGCCACTTTCAGAGCTTTACTAAATTGTTCAACCAACGGGATCACCTCCAAACCCAAACTGGCCGTCTTCGATCATTTTTTTGAACTTCTTGGGCGTCATCAGTTCAACTTCTTTGGTGCGGTCATTCGCTATTCCGTAATCCTCGAAGTGATACATGCCTTGGTACAGCGCATCAATCAATGCATCAACGACATCAATTTTGAGTGTTGCTTTGGCCTTATCGACTTGAATTCCGACCTTATCTTCATAGATTTGAGCATTAAGCAATGCTTTTTCCATGATTTTGTCGTCTAATCTAGTGATCGATTTCTCAATAAACATCGTTTGCAAAAACTTAGTCGGGTCTTTCAGCTCGCCAGTTCGTTGCTTGACCGGCAAAAGATTCCAACCAGAATTAAGCTCTAACTGTTTAACCATGCGTGTAGCACCCATTGCATCGTAGCCAAAGCACATGACATTCAACCGGTGCTTCTCAACAAAATCAATCAGCCATGTATACACCTGATCATCATTGATAATCCCTTGCGGATGGCTAGTGATTGTGCAAAAGCCTTCTTTTGCCAGCTCTCGATAGGCAATGCCATCTTGCTTTTCCTTGGCTTCAATTGATCCAGCTTTTTGCCAAGGAATAAACGAATGCTGAGCAATGTACCAGTGTTTTCCATCGCTATCTTCATATGGAAAAACAAAAGCAAGCGCAGTGTTATCACTGAACATCGAATAGTCAAATCCGATATAAACATCACGACCATCAATTTCAAAGCTAGGAATGATTGCGTGTTCAACGTCTGCTAGTTTCAAGTAACTATCTGATGATTCTTGAAGCCACATATTCAGATTCTTGTTCTGAAAATCTCCAATATTGTTTGAGAGCATGTCACTGTCACGCTTGTCCACCAATCCTTGCATCAACACTTCTCTTTGATCAGGCAAATCCAATAGTGGATTACTCTTAACCCAAGTTTCGGGCTTGAACGTCTCATTAAGACTATCTTGCGCCCAAATAAGTCCTAAGTACGTATCAGCATCTCGTTTGTAATCCTGTTCCATAGCCTGCTGTATCATTTTCTGATCTTCATGAAACGGTACTCCGGGCTTAGGATAAGCTGTTGAAATCTGGATGAACTGGCGATTCTTCACTTTGACTTGTCCAGATATGATTTTTGATATCTTATCGCGGCTTTCGACTTCTCCGATTTCATCAAAAATGGCTGTCGTAAAATGATAGCTATCATATTGGCCCGATTCATGGCTTATTGGGCGTAACACATTATTGTTGTTACGCATAAGGATCTGGTCTGACTGAATGCTGTGGGTATCCAAGCCAACCTCAGCCGCAAGCGACCTGAAAGGCTCATTAGCAATGATCTTTTTCATCATTCCTTTGATGTACCCATATATTTTCCCGGTTTGCTTGTAATTAATCGATGCTACTAAGAAATCTTGGTTAGACAATCCCAGCGATTCAACTAAATATGAGTAACACGCAATGATCGACATCATGTACGTCTTGCCTTGACCACGTGCAACACTAACAATGGCACGACTAAACCGTTTACCACCATCTTGATTACGCCAGCCGATAAGTTGAGACAATATAAAAGCCTGCCAAGGCATAAGCTTGGTAGGCTCTCCGGTATCTACATCTGGGCAAATAGCAGCGAAGTTTAAAATGTTGCTAACCTTGTTTAAGTCATAATTGAACGGGAAACTGTGGTCACCTTCTAGTGAACGCTTTAGATCTTGTATGTGCCTGAAGGCCGCAAGTTTAATTAGATATCCGGCTTGCTGTTCACCGCTAAGAACGCTTAATGCATAAGCTGTCCCCGGGTCCCTAAATGTACTAATAACTTCTCCAAAATTTCCACGCTGATAAGCTCCAAGAACATCATGGGATTGTGTTAAGTCAACTCGGCTCACCTAACATCGCCTCCTAAGAACTTCTTCATCTCGGCGACTACATCAGTCTTCTTGTCAGGCGGCTTAATTGTTGCAAGATCTGCACGGCTCTTAGGTGACAGCCCTAGTTGAATGCCAATCGCAGTCATTTGCTTAGAAGCGTCATTATATATGGCTGTGGCGGGATTGCGCTTATATCCCATGAAGTCTTTTCCAACAACGTCTCCCGCACTATTTTGAACGCTCCTGTATATGGCTTGCTGAACACCATCCTTTTTGATCGACTCGTAGGCTTCTCGGTAAATCTCATAGGCACTGCAGTAGTTTTCAACCAAATTAGCATCGATGCGTTCAATCACTGATTGTTGCTCTAAAACAGGTAGAACACGGCGCCACATTGCTTTAGCGATTCGACCTAAATAAGTTGGCGGTGTGGTCGGAAAATTGCCGTTGTGTTGGTCTTTATAAGCTTTTTTGACGATCTCACCCACCTCCCAACTTCGGGCTGACCCCCCCTAGGTAAAATTTTTGAAAATTTGATTTTTCCACAAGATGACAGCTGGTGTGCGCTCCCCGACTAGAGCCAGTAAGGGGGGGCGTCAAAAAAATTTCACGTTTGTCATTCTCACTGCTGGCGGTCAATCAGTTCAACTATCCGTTTTACGTCACGCAAACGTTGCGATCCCTTGAGCACGTTGGATTGACCGGTGCCATAGTACGTTTTCTCAAAAGCTGTCTTGGCTTGGTGGCAGGCCTTGCAGCACGTGACAAGGTTAGACGCATCACTCATGCCGTTAGCATCAGCTTCGATTGGCACCACATGATCAACGATGTTCCCTTGTGTCAGTCTTCCACGTGCTTTGCAGTATTGGCATAGATAGTAATCTCGATCAAGCACCAGTTGACGAAGGTGCTTCCATTGTTGTGTTTTGTAAAACTTGTACTGTTCACGCTTGCTGACTGAACGATTGCGTGTGATGTGGTTGTACTTCCAATAGTCGCGTTTCTTTTCGTCCGCTGTGGTTTCCAATGACTTGTGCTGTGCGCAGTAGCGCGCCGGCCACTCCACAACATTGTGGCAACCAAGTGCACGGCAGCGATGTACTCTAGGCATTAGCTACTTCTTTCCTTCTGATACAAGGGTGAAGCTTTCACCGCTTAGTATCACAGTCTTTATGCCAGTTAGTTCAGTAATTTCCTTCTCTGCTTCAGCCACATCTTTATGATCAATTATCCCTGGAACAATTACTAGCATTAAGTCATGTCGTTCAATGTAAATAAACTTTCCCATATCAGTCACTCCTCATGCAATCCGATTACGATTGCCAATCCGATAAGCAATGTCACCACAGCAATCATCACTATTAGCGGCATGAATACTAGCAACCAACTCCATGCGATCAAACCGAATAGCTTAGCCAGCACGAATATCAGTGTGAGCAGTAACAGGAAATTGCGCATGCTAAATCGCCTCCGTGTATTGTTTGATCTTGTCAACCCGCAAGTCGCACCACGTTTCGTGGGTACCGTTCGCTTTATATACCGTTACGACTGGGAACGATTGATAGCCCAGCTTGCGGAAGCGCTCGTAGTCGTCCGCATCTGCTGTGATGGTTGACACCGGCATGACCTGCTTTAGCTTCATCGCTGTGTGGCGACACTTTTGACATTTCGGTTTCGTGTAAATTACAGCTTGCATACGTGTTTCTTCCTTTGTTAGCTCTTCAATGATTGCTTGCTCTGTGTGGCTTACATACCCGTATTCAACTCGCTTCATTCCATCAGACATAGCCATACCGCCCACTCGAATGAAAAACCGCGGTGAGTTTTGCGCTTGCCACGAATACACTTAGATACAGCGCTCCGGTCTAGTCCGAGGAGTTTCGAGGCTTTCTCTCCACTTTCAAAGAAGCGGTGCTTTCCTGAACTGGTAATAACTAGAATTGGTCGCTCCCTTGATTTTGCCGCGCGTTTGGTGCGAGTGCCGTATGTGTTGTTATACAGCGCCGTGCAATACTCAAGATTGTCAACTCGGTTATTGCTTTTATCCTCGTCCTTATGATTTACCTGAGGTATATTTTCTGGGTTCGATATAAACGCTTCAGCGACCAGACGATGAACGAGCTTATGTTCCATGTTCCCGTCTCGCCACAAGTTGACCCTGAAATACCCTTGGCCGCTTAAATAGTCAGCAAGCACCTTCCCTTTTAAGTGGCGTCCTTGCAAGTCTACGCGGTCAAGGCTTCTCACCCTGCCTAAGTTGCTTATCTGATATAGTCCTTTGTAATCTTCAATGTCTTTCCAGATTTCAGTTGAGTTCATAAGTACACCTCAATCTTTCGTCGTCATAAACGAACGCATACAGCAGATGTTTGCCCGTGGTGAAGCCATTCTTAATCTCATAGGGATCATTTGGTTTCGCAGTTCCAAGCTGACGCCACATAATGCCACGATCATCTTTAAACCGCTCGCTATGATAGTGGCCTGAGTGAAGTTCGTATGTTTTTGCCATATTGAATATTTTTTTGTACTCAAATGGAAAAAGTCCTGTCAGCTTGTCCTTGGCTACATCTCCGTGGGCGAGCATAATGCCAACATGCCCTAGCAAGTATGCACAGCGCCAGTCGGTTGCCAAATTGCTGTCATTGAGATCAACGTGCACTTGTGGATAGCGATCTATCAGCGCATAAAGAAAAGCGTATTCGAGATCTCCTGAATGGTTACCAAACACGCTCTTGATTGAGACGCGATTGCTATATTCAATTGCCAGCGGAATAATCTGATCAAACAACTTCACAGCATCATGGAATGCCTGACGCATGTTTGCGTGATCTAGTTGTGTTCCTCTAACCGTTTGTGTTGCATGAATCTGATCACTATGGAACAGATCTCCCAATTGCTCGATCACAATCTCGTTGTAGCCGTCCATGATGATCTCTCTAAGTTGACTCACCATGTCTTTTAGATCGGCGAATGTTGTCCAGCCAAAGTGCAGGTCAGGCAATGGGATGACTAAGTTACGATCGCCCGATTTCTTCATGCCATAATTGACCGGAATGATTTTGTCGTTGAACGCTTCAGCCATTTCACTTATCGATAAGCCTTGTTTCGGCTTTACGCGAATATGAATGCTGTACTGCGGGACTGTGCCGTCTTCGGTACTATGCTGCTCATACACTTTGTAGTCGCCTAAGACCATCTCGAACTTATCAGGATCGTATCCACACAACTCCATCAAAGTCCGTGGGTCTTTATTTGGCTCATGCTTGAGTCTCATTAAGGCCGTGACTGTTTGACTACCATCAGCATTAAGAGCGACTTTTCTGTCAGCGGATGGCGTCTCCCTATTTGTACCGTCTGAATCGTATTCGTTCTTGACTGGTTTTTGGAACTCGACACCAAGCCGTCTTGCTTTTCCCTGAAGCGCGTCATAGCTAATCCCTAGCTTATCTGCCGTCTCTCGTCTGGTAAATCCTTCAGAGGCGAGCTTCCTAATGCCGCTGATTTGTTTATCTGTCCATTGCATCTACTCGCCTCCTGAAATATAATAATTGTGAGCAGTTTAGAGATTCTGCTCAGCTCCCTCATAAAGAACTTCCCGAGTTCTTAAGCCCTCGGATTCGGCCCCGAGAGCTTTTTTGTTGCACAAAAATAGCACCTCACCGTTTGGCGGAGTGCTTAGGTAAATAAAAAGACGCCGAATCGTCTTCTACGGATTTCCTCGTTGCTCTCACGGCATTGTTCAGAATACGTGTTACGGTCTTTAGCTTTTTCATCATGATTGCGTCGTATTGACACTGAGTGTACAAGCCGGGAGAAACTCCAAAATGAAGGACCTTTAGGGCATCCATTTTTGCTATTACGTTAATAGAACGACACTGCATTTCTGGGCACTGCTCTTGGTATATTTGCGCCTGTTGCTTATCTGCGCACAACAATAGGTTATCAAAAATGGTGTGACTTTTTTGTTTCTGCAAAACGTTTAACCACCTTCCCATTGATCTGCGTCCCCGGTCTCACATACAACCAAGTATAGTTTCATGCCCTCGCATCCGAAATTATGTATAAAAATAGCACCTCACATGAAGTGAAGTGCTATAGTCCGGTGCCTAATCCTAGGGCTTCCCAGACTTGATCCAATATCGCTGGTCGGGATTTGCACCCGGCATAATCGAATCCTCAGATGTACGAGCTTGCTTTATCGTACACGACGATCTCACTGAATTCAGCGTCTACCTATTCCGCCACAGCGATTTGCTCGCTCTCCCAGTGTTAGATGGGATCATCGCAAGCTGTGTCCGGTCGCTAAACTGGACAATGTGGCATGCGGGAATCGAACCCGCCTGACTATCACGGTCAGTCCATTTGCCACGCCTTGCCACATCTTTATCATCACTGAGGCTCGGAGGAAAAATGCAGTGTCTCAGGTTTCTCACCTTTGGAACAATACCATCATATGACGGAAAAACAGTTGAAAGGTCTCACAAAGGTCTCATCTCGATTTCAACCAATGGACAAATCTCAGCGAATGCGATTAGCGCTTCTCGTTTTGTTCGATAATACTGGGCTTTTGATAAAAACAACTTGTCCATTATTTGCTGGTCAGTATATCGTTTGGTTAAGTAAGAACTTGTTAGTATAAGCCGATGATTCGCTGAATCCAGAGATTCGATAGCACCTTCACAGCACGCTATATAGTACAGCTCGTCAGCGTGCGATATTACCTTTTCCTCGGCTTTGTTTCCATAGCTAGGTGACTTAGGCATGCCGTCCATCACGGGGCTTCTGAGCGCTATTTTGGTGCGTTGAGCGAGCCGCTTGTGATGCCAGTAGTTCCCCAAGACCTCTTTGGCGTTTTCAATTGTTTTGTCATGATCAATTGGGCTAAAATATCTTGTTGCTCGCACCACTGCGTCCACTCCTTATGGTATAATTGATTTTGTAAAAGTTTGGGGGATAAGCGTGCCGTAATGGTGCGCTTTTGTTTTTTTGCGATACACTTGATGTTCAAATAATTCGGGTTGATAGACTGAGTCGTCCTGTTAATTCAGGACGACTTTTGCTATACTGCTCGCGGAGGCCTACTCCTTTTAAATGATTCCATTTGCTATCAATCACGTGTACGTTTGGCCTCCGGCGCGTCCCTCATCAGGCGCGCTTTTTATTTGCTTTCAGGATTCCGAATGAGCTCCCATGGATCAATCCCAGCTCCATATGCGATTTTATCTAAGGTGTTGAGTGAAACACTGCCCTTCCCAGAGATTGCATATTGAAGTGTGGCGATGGGTATCCCGATCTCTTTTGCATATTTGGCTTGTGTCATGCCCAAATCGTATATATTCTTCCTAAGGTTTTCGGCCAATGCTCGTTTGCTGTCCAAATTATTCACCTCCTACTTAGTTTTCCAGTTAGCCCACATCCACATTGCAGCACCTGAGATTAGCAGCATGACGGCAATCATCTGTTTCATTGCCGCTTCTCCCTGATTGCATCAGCGATGTCCCAAAGCTCAATCAATATTGCTAGTAGCATTAGGAAAATAAACGTTTTGTAAAAGCCGAATTTCATATATTTTTCAGGTAAGAATGAAGACACCAGAGCTAATATGAAACCAAGCCATGACATGAAACGGTAAGGGCCATTTTTCATTGTTTCCCCTCCATTAGCTCCGGATTATCAAAAATGCTATAGCCCCGTACCTTCTGCTGCTTACCACGCACTGCCGCGTTCACATCGCTTGAGGCCGCACCGATAAACCTAGCAGCTTCGCTTTGAGATACGAACCTGTACGCAATCCCGCTTGGTGAAATAATAAGAACGGGTTTACCACAATGCCCACTAGTACGCTGTGTCAATGCTGACCGTTGCTTGTGCGCTCCGTAGTTGTTGTTTTCAGAACGAGTACACCATTCAAGATTTTCTGGTCTATTATCGGCACGATTCTCGTTGAGGTGGTTTACCTCTGGCTTTTCTTCGGGATTTGGAACGAATGCTTGAGCAACGAGCCTATGCACCGACTTACTAAAGTGCTTTCCATTTTCGACCATTGAGGCGTAAAGATACCCCGTTGGGATTGCAGTTAGATGCAAAATTTTTCCAGTGTAAAGACTTTTTACCCTTCCCTTGTTACTTACTTCATACTTCGAGAAACCAGCAACTGGACGCCATTGCTCTCTGAACTTAATCTCTCGTTTCATTTTTCCGCCTCCTCGTGTCGCGACTTAATCAGTCTAACGTCAGCCTTTCTTACTGTATCAACCTCGGTTTCATCAACGCCACAGCAGATAACGTTTAGAACGTCTACACTGTGTGGGTGCCATTTCCTGCCGCAATCTACGCCGTCCATTGGTACATCACGATAGGCGTTTGATTGATAGGAACCGACAACCTTAAACTGATACATTTCATTTGGAGCTCCATATCGCTTTTGCTCAATTAGGACATAATCTCCAAAGTCAATGTCATCTTTCGGTATATTTATTCCACCTGTAAATTCTGTCATTTCTCTGCCTCCAATTTTTGCTTGTTCTTTCTCACGAACTCGTCAATTTTTCTGTTGTTCCATCGCAATTCTTCGACATGGTAGATTTGGCTCATGCACAAAAGCGCACCTATGAATTCTTGAAGAGAAGACTTCATTCGGCCAACTTTTATTCCAGCTTGATAAAGCTTGTAAGCCTGAATATAAAACCTACGTTGCGTATAAACGCCATGCTTCGCTTCAAACCTTTGTTCTGCTCCAAAACTTGTTTTCCACCTGTTGTTAGCCATGGCCCGCCTCCAATTTCACGATTTCGCCGGTTTCATCAACGCGCCAGACACCTAGCACCCATGCACGGGAAAAAGTGTCACTATGATGTATGATCCAATTCTCAGCCTTGAAGTCTGGGGAGTAATCTTTATTAAGATTATGCTGAATGGTTAAAAAGATTGAGAATAGTGGTTCATCACCTATGATGTATCGACCAACCGCTATCGGAATCATCCGCTTGATGTATTCACTAACTTCTTTCGGAATCACCGGCAGATCATCTGGCAAGGCGGCGTCATACCTATTCAAGTAATATCTAACCGTTGAGCTGTCCCAAATCGTATCTGTATCTTTTGCCAATAAAATTGCTTCTACAACGTCCCGCTTCGTCTCATTGCTCATCGTCAGTCACCTCACTGTTAGCGGCACTCGCTGCAATTCGCTCAATGTCGGCTTTTGTTACACCAACGCCAAAGCATTTTGCTGTTTGAAAGCTATTTTCATTTGTGATCACCGGCTGTTTGAAATAAGCCAGCCTTTCAGTATTTGAGATATACGATACCGCCGATAGATTTAGCAACTGCCCGCTGTCTAGCCTAATTATTTTCATCGTCAGTCACCTCTTCGCGATCAATTTCTTCCGCCCAGATAGGGGCCAGTTTTAGTTCTTCGTCCGTAAATGCTTGATGCAGACTAGGCTGAATTCTGGAAGCAAACCATTTACCATTTCTCTTCGTCAGATATTGCTGTGATCCGTCAGTGGTAACAAGGCCATCAAGGGGAACCATATATCGTTTCTCCTTTGCCACGGTGTAGCCGTTGACGTAAGCATTCATCAGCAACTCTTGTTCACCACTAGCTTCTGAATCATAGTTTGCACAAATATAATTTGCCGGATATTTTTTATCACGAGCCGTTTCAACGATTTTTGCTTGTTCCTTGGTCAGGACTACCTTTTCAGGCTCCTCAACGAACGTGACAACGTGACCACCGCGTTCATCAGCCACTAGTTCAGCCTGTTTCTTTGCAATCGTTGTAGTGGGATACGCAATTTTTGATGACCACCAACCGGAATTGCACGAAAAGTCCCAGTATTTCCCTTTATCGTTCTTCACCGCGTACAGTTTTTCTTCGCTCATTTTTCGTCCTCCAGTTTGTGTAAGATGTTCATGTTGTGAATGTGTGCCAGCGTATCATCAAGTTCCTCTTGCGAATGGATGAATGGAATGCTGTATTTCCCGTTCTCTCCCTTGTATTCTTCTGGAAGATGTCGGTAGCCAATATCATATGCGTTATGAGAATAGCCGTCTGGGGTGCCATCTAACACGATGAGCATGATGTCATTTGACGGCTTCCATTCAATGATCATCAGATTAGGAATCTTAAAGATCTCCCGCGCGTAATTGCAAAGCATGACATTGTACTTATTGAAATTTTCTTGGTCGTTGTCAATTGAATAGTTCCGCGTAACCATCGCCAACTGATATAGCCCCTGATTCCAGTCATAGTGGTCATGCGGCAATGCAAATGCTGCTGTTACTTTCATTTTTCGTCTTCCTGTTTGATTGGCACTAGCTTGTAGTTCACACCTTCGTACATGACGCCCACAACCTTGCCAGTCTCTTTGCTGATGTAGATGTCATCGAACGTGTCGTCTCCTATTTTCATTGCTCGGCTTCCTTTTCCGCTGCTAATTCCTGAATGACTTCGTTGTATCTTGCGGGTATCTCTGTTGATTCAATGTAATTTTGTTCAGGCTCTAGCCACTGTCGAATATCAAATTCTTGTTCAACGTCTTTGCTATGCGGCATCACATTTACTGTGCTGAAATGCAAATAGTCGTCTTCATCGTTTTGAATGAAATATACTTGTCTAGCAGCACGTGTCAGACTGTCACCATGAACAATTGTTGCGTTCATGCCGCGAATGGCACAATTGAATATCAAAAACGGCAACGTGCTATCGCCAAGCTCTTCCATATGGTAAAAATACATGCTTGGCCGGTAGTCCCATGGCTTGTGCTTCAAACGGTCTTGTTGCCATCGTTGAATCATCATTGATCCAGTCCCAGCAGCAACCTCGTAATACTCGCTACTGTCGTTCGATCCAACGAGCATGTTCACGAGCTTGCTAATGCTTTCAGGGGTGAAATCTTGTTTCTTGTCCTTGCGATCAGCTTGAACACTCATGAAATATTGTGAGAACCAGTCATGTGATACGTCTGTGCTAACATCTAGGAATTGCTTAAAAAGCTTGTTGCGTTTTTGCTGATCCATGACAATCTTCATCAATGCTGCTGGGGCCTGCTGTGCCTCACGGACGCCTAACAGTTTGTGAACAACATCTGCTGTGAATTTGGTCGTCATTTTTCGTCCTCCAATAGTTTTAACTCGTCCCGCACGATTGTAACGGCTTTGTCATCTGCGTTCACGAACCAATAACCATGTGTCTGTTTGTATATTCCACTAATAACAGCATTAATGTTTTGCTGGAAAACCCCAAGTTTCCGGCTCGCCTCATGTTGCGATGGAAATCTAGATACTTCTAGCGTAGATAAGTTGATTGCGAACACGGGATGTCCTAGTGTTTCTGTGTTTGATATTCCATGTTTACTCCGGTATTTCTGGTTGTACGAGTTGTCGCACCATTCAAGGTTGCTAACACGATTATCACGTCTATCACAATTTTTGTGATTGACCTGCGGCAAATTGTCTGGGTTAGGTATGAACGTTTCTGCAATCAGCCGGTGAACTAGTTTACTGACTGATTTTCCATTAATACGAAAATGCACTAGCATATAACCACAACGATCGGGGTTATTTTTATAATAGTGCCCTTCAACCGACCTAACTCGCCCAAACGAACTGACTTCTATTCCATCAATATCTGGATGCTTTTTCCAAATTTCAGTTTCATTTTCAGCCATGATTTTTTCTCCTTAGTTTTTAAAGTTGTTCTTCCGTGAATAGCCCTGTGTGATAGTCATATCTAGCAATCGTGATCGGTATTTTGTACCTGATCATGAATAGCAGCATTCGAAGCCTAGCATCAGTGGTCAAAGTCGCATCTCCGCCTTTAACGTCAACAACCTTTGCAAGCTTTTCACCATCATAAAAACAGAAATCAGGCTTGTATTTTCTTGCCGAGTATCGTTTGCCATTGATCTTGAAGGCAGACATAATCTCAAACGGCTCTTGCATCGTGATTTTCTGTGGCTTGTTTCGAATCAGCGTGTAGTAGGCGCCTTCTGCTTTGCTTGCAAATCGAATGCCATCAATTACGACTGGCTGTGCGTTGTATTTGCCTCTACGTCTCTTGCGGATAACCATGGCTAACGACTCGCAATTTCTTCATGCCCGTTGTTGCGGCGCGGCAATTTGATGTTAAACTCGCTTGCAACTCGCTTAACGAACGTTATTGACTTACCAATCCGTTTTGCAACATCAATCAGTGTGTCACATTGCGATGCTGCTTCTGCAATTCCAAGCGCGTATTTTGCACGAGTCTCTTTACTCTTTTTTGACATTCTTTTAAGGCCATTGTTGGGCGCTGAATTATCGCTGTCATCAATACCAGCAACTGCCAGTTTCTCGACAATTGATTTCTTTGACACAACGATCCGGTTGTTGAACTCTTGTTTTTCGATTTTTGAGAATGCTTCGCTTTTCGATATATCTAGCATTGCTGAGTTTTCATAGCGCTTAAGCAATTCCGCTTTGAAATCGCGCCACACTTTGTCTCCCTGCTTGTATAAACGCACTGTTACTTGTGTCATTGCTTATCCTCCTGACGTAACTCGATGTATTCTTGATCGCTAATTGGCTGTTTTAGTTTTTCCAGCGATATCCCCATAGCTTTGGCTATTTTTGTAAGTGTGATCCCCATTACCTCTTTGCCACTAAGAAAACTAGCAATCGTTATGCGGCTCACACCAGCAATCAAAGCAAAACGATATATTGGCAAGCTGGGATGATCGTCAATAAAGTTGCGAAGTCGTTCACGGGCCCAATCTTGGCCTGCATTGTTAGTTTCATCCTCATGCTCAATCATGCTTTTGTTTCCTCAAAACTTTTGCTTCGGTAAGTTCACATTTAGCTTTTTCAAGTATCCTCGCCAAATATCGTATGTGTTTTGGCAGTAAGCTCGTGTTACCGGATCTGTTTCTTTTGTGGGAAGATAAGCACTGGTTTCCCCATAATATTCTGACTCGGCCGTCTCTAAGGCATCTGTCAAGGTAACGTACGCCCATTTGTACCAAAACTTCTTCATATCAGCATCGGCTTGTTGCGCCTTTTTTAAATATTCCATGGCTTCATCAAGCTGCAGAATGATGAACAGCGAGTATTGATAATGTCCCTCCTGCATGTACTCATTGAACTCTTTGAGTGTCATAGTTGGATAAGCCATTTCAATACGCCACCTTAAACTGCAACTTTGGTGCGAAAAAGTTAAAGTCAATGCTGCCAAGTGCTCCTTCACGATTTTTAGCAATTGTTAAAGTCACAGTACGGATATCTGATTTTTCGTTCTGCCGATCACTGTTCCAAAGGAATCCAACCGCATTGCTATCTTGTTCAATTGATCCAGACTCTCGTAAATCCGAGAGTACCGGTTGCTTGTCTTGACGATTCTCAATACCTCGTGACAATTGACTAAGCAAAACAATCGGGATACCAAGCTCGTTAGTCAGCACTTTGAATTGACGGGTGATCTCTTCGATTTGCAGACGGCGATCGGCTTGACTACGAACACCAATCAGCCCGAGATAGTCAACAATCGCAAGGTAGCCTTTATCTGCATCAGCGGCTCGCTGACGCATTGTTTTGACGATCTGCGGTAATTCCACCTGCTTGTCGTAAAGCTGCAAGTGATAGTCTTTAAGGACGTTCCCTGCCTTTTCAACCTCAACCTTCTCAGCATCGCTTAGACTTTTCTGCGGGTTGATGAATTTACCAGCACTGATGCCAGTCTTGCATGCCAACAAGCGGTTGTAGTTTTCTGCATTTGACATTTCAAGTGAAAACATATCAACCGTCAATTCCGGTTGCTGTTTCAAAGCCTCAATAATGAGATTAACCGCGAATGCTGATTTACCGACAGCAGGGCGCGCACCAATCGTCAACAAACGTCCCGGCATCAAACCACCACCTAGAATATTGTTAAGAGTGAAGTACGTTTTAATCCCATTGTCAGCAACGCCGTGTATCATTTTGTCTTCCATGTCCGCTGCTAAATCTGCAATGGTACTTTCCGTCACCGTCTGACTGGCAGCAGTAGCATTCTGCGAGGCAACCATCATTGCGGTAAGATTGTCCTCGCTTGGTTCTTCCGAGTACGCTTGTGCTGTTTGAATTAGCTGACTACGGAAATAATCCCGTTTTAGCTTGCCTACCCACCAGTCAAAGCGTGAGGTGCCAAAATCGCTGGTCATAATGTATTGCCAATCTGCTACTAACATCACGCCAGGATGAGCTGTATCAAAACCATCCTGTAATTCTAGCGTGTCAACGTCACCTGGCAACTTGTTCATGTAGGCAACTACTGCAGCGTATTGCTGGCTGTTAAACCATTTAGGATCAATCCATTCAGACTTGATGAGTTCCGGCTTCGTATATAAGCCATACATAACATGCGGTTCAGGATTGCTAGGGTCATAAAGCTTTTTCGTCAAGCTTGCTGCCTCCCTTCATCGTATTCAGCAATGTAACGTTTAGCATCTTCTGGATTGATTGGAATGCCCTGCGCTTGGATTTCTTCAAGCACTCGTTCAGGACTGTTGTAGTCGATATACATCGCAATAGCAGTTTTCTTGGGATCGAACTTAGGCTTTCGAGTTTCCTGCTCATCTCGTTCTTCCCTTACGACCTCAAGGTAATCGTTCCATGCCTCTTGATTGAAGAATGTACTACCGTCTTTGACAAACCGCTTCTCTGTGCCTTTGCTATTGATTAGCTGTCGATAAGCCACAATGCCATCCTGAATTTGTCTGTTGGTAGCAGGGTTCTTCTTTCTACTCATTGCTCGTTTGTAAGCAGCTAATGCTGGCTTCTTGCCGATCTTCTTTGGATACAGTTTCCATAGCTTTTCAAAGTCACTCTCTAACGTGCTGGATGCACGTATGTTTTTATTAATACTTGTATTATTATCTGGGCAGTTTTCTTCACTAGGGTGGTGCAGTTTTCTTCCCGAGGTGGGGCAGTTTTCTTCACTAGGGTGGGTCGATTTTATGGCCGATGGGGTTAAGTTTTCTGACCGAGGGGCTATACTAATAAATCTCTGTTCGATTTCCTTGCTTCCGTTTTTGTACTTAACAACTCTGCGAATATATGAATTGTCTTCGAGACACTTTAGCCAACTTTTGATGGTGCGATTGCTAACCGAATAGAGTTTTGCGAAATAGTCATTCGACGCCCAGCAGTAACCGTTCTTATTGCTAAGTGCCGTGATCTCGCTGTACAGAAGCTTTGCTCCTTGTGGTAGCTGTTTGTCATAGCGCACACCTGCTGGAATGATGGCATAGTAACTAGGTCTTTCATTCATGATCGTCACCGCCTTCTTAGAATGGAAGATCGTCATCGCTAATATCAATTGGCTTGCCGTTGTTGGCAAATGGATCGGCTGTATTGGTTTGGCTTGCTTGTGTTTGTGTGCCGAAAGACGGATTAGAATTTGAAGCAGATTCATCTTTGCTATCTTTCCAACGATGCTGAATCTGCGGGAAAGCTGTTGGCTCCCACTTCTTGATATGCGGATAGGTCTTACCGTTGTATTCTTCGTTTTTGACGGTAACTTTAACGGCATGACCCGTGAAATCTGCAAGCATCGCCGCAAGATTAGCCCACGCCTTGTGGTCTGGAATGCCAGCATTTTTGCCAATCATGAACAGGTATCCCATTGCATACTCTCCGGTATCTTTCTTTGGATATTGGTTGTCGAAGATATGCTTGTTCTGATATTTCTGTGGAACGTCATTGCGCACGATTAGGTCGAACTTGATAAACTCACGATCTTTGTAGTTATCAAATCCAAAGCGGTTAATAACGCATTCATATACACCATCTTGAATGTCGCCATTTCCTTCTGCTGCTTGCGAGTAGTCCATTGTGATAGCCATGTTTTAGTCCTCCTGTTTGACTGATTTTTCTTGATTTCCAAACTTGAATAGCTCTTTAATTGGCACTAGCTTTCGATTGTCTAATCTGTTTTTAGCAAAGATTGCATCGGTTCCCTCAAGAATGACGCCACGGCCATCAGTCTTGGGATTAACTACCACGCGCCCTACAACGTCTGTTAGGCCTAATAACCCGTCACGCACGCTGTCGCGAATTGCTGGTGCATACTGGCTGAATGATTGTCCCGTTTCGCTTGTAACATCTCTTGTGTTCTCCCAAGCGGTTACTAGCACGTTTACTGGCGCGTCCATGAAGATCATGGTCATGATACGGGCAAAGTAATTTGTCCATCTTGAGTAATCCTGAAGCTCGTTGCCAATGCCGTTCTTACTGTGCCTGCCCATCTCGACAAACCAGTCTTTTTCGAATGCCGAGACGTTGTCGATCACCAGATTGTCATATCCAGAAACACGCTCAGCCAGATTTTTCAGAAATTCTTTCCATTCCTCGCTTGGTTTGCTTCGGTCAAATGGTTGCACATCGATGTTCGGTGCACCGGATAGCACTTTTGAACTGTCATCCAGATCTAGCACGAGTGTTTTGCCATCAAGATTGCGGATAGCTGATGTTTTGCCGACACCGGGCTTTCCATAAATCAAAACTCGCCAGTTCTTTGTTCGATCAATTGCAGATGCATGTTTAATTGGCTGCATCTACTGCACCCCCAGTCCGATGTTCTCAACCAGTCGCGCGTTTGGTACCTCGCGGCCAGCTTGTAACGCTTTCTTCAAGTCGGCTTTGTTGACCATCAACGTGGTCTTAATGAACTCTGGTGGCAACTTATTCGGGTCTTCTGGTGCTTCCACACTCACTGTTCTGCGTGTGTAAATGCTGAATAGTGGTGTATGAATGTGTTCACGACCAGTTTCAACCATCGCTTGCACCAATCGTGATTTAATCGTCGCAGCGTTTTTCTTGGCACTTGTCTTGCGTTCCTGCAACCGCCTGATTTCAGCGTCGATTTCTTTGACGTCTGCTTCGACTGATTTATAGACTTTGACATAGCCAACCGCTTTGTCATCAAAGTCACCCTCAATCATTTCCATCGTGTCAGCAATCGCTTCTGGATCAGCGTTTCCACTTTCTGCCAGTCGTTGCAAGCTGGTCAATTTGTCTGTTAAGTCGTATAATACTGACATATAATATTTTCCTTTCTATCAGTCGTTGGTGTGCATACCAGCGGCTTTTTTCATGGCTTGCTTGATAATAAATAGGATCGCGTGTGCGCCATCTTCCTGACCCATCGCATACGTTTGATGAGGGTCTGTGTTGTTCGGCCCATAGTCAGTGGCAACCTTGTGATACTTGGCAATTTGACGATCTGATTCGGCTAAAATGTGCTCGTATACCTCATTAGTCATCACATCATCCCCTTAGTTTCGCTAGCCGTGCACGTAGCTTCTCGTTCTCGGCAAGCAGCATCTTTGCAATTGGTGTGTGGTTGCCGTGAATGACGTCTAACGTCAATCTGTTATGCTCTTTCAGCAAATCACCAATGGTACGTTCTGCTTCATTCAATCCACTGCCTCCAATTTCCGCTGTGGCCTAAGCAGTGACCAACGATCACGCCGAAGCCACCAGCAATTAGTAAATAACCAATCATTATTTGCCCTTCTCTCTAAGTGATCTTGAAATCTCTGGGAACCATTTATCTAAGAAGTCGAGCCATGGTTTCGGATGAAACAGATACCCCTTTTTTCCAGGCGGTGGATATGAAACCACGGTATCTTGCAAGAACTTGTGGAAGCGTGGGACGTTCAAGATATTGTTAACTACCCACGTGTTGTTATGCCCTTCGACATAGCTTGTTGCGGTGGTGAGCGTCCACATGCCTCGTGCTGCTAGCTTGCGTTTTAACTCTTGGTTCTCCTTGATCATCTTTGCCAGTTCTTCTTCATCGACCGCTAAATACTTTTTGCTTGAAATCTGATCATCTTCAACAACCTGCAACAGTGGCATGGCATTTCCTCCTTTCCTGTGAATGCCTCCTGACGGATAATGGAACCCGAAAGGAGGTGAGATATATGGATCAAGATGTGATTGACGGTATTAAGGCATATTTGAGAGATCGCTATGGCGACAACGTGCCTAGTTTTCCCAGAATTCTTCAGGAGGATCTACCAGACTTCGAAAAAGCTACCGGGCTTAATAGTCATAATCTGAGGACTGCCTTGGTTCCTTTGGAAGCTGCTGGTTACATCACTATTCATGATGGAAACAATCAGATTCAGGAGATTGTCATTAACCGTTCTTTTCCATTTTGATTTGTTTTTACGCTTTGATATGGAAGTCCTTCAACAGGGCTTCTTTTTTCACAGGCATGTATTCAGTGCAAACGAGATCTCTCAGCCTTGGATTCCAATAGTTGCTTTCAAGTTTTCCGTTGTCTGGGTTGAACATCATCGTGCATTTCTCACCGTCGTTGGTTGGTACGAATACTGGGCTTGATTCTGTTTTGAATCCTCCGCCTTCACCTGCTGCAATAATTGCTTCTCGAATGTTCATCTAAACTGCCACCTTTATTTAGTTTGCTTTGAAATAATTTTTAGATTGGTTTCAGAATCTCTGGAACACCATCACAAAATTCGTCCGATGATTTGACCAATCACGATTGCGCCAATAAATAGAAGAACTGTCTTGTACGAAAAAGATTCCTTGTACTCTTTCCAAAAAGTCTTATCCTTCTTCTTCACTTAAATTGCCTCCTTTTGTAGAAACTTGTTGATAAAATACTGCTGGCCTTTGCCGGTCACCTTGGTCGTCTTGGTGATTCGCACGCTGCCATCTGGGTTCTGGAATGTACGTTCCTTGATGTCGAACAGCTCCAAGTCCATCGCACGTTGCGTTGGCATGTTTCGCCGGTCACCATTGCCAATCAGATAGCCGTGATCTCGCAGCCAACCGAACAGCCTATTCTGGCCAATATCCACACCGTTCTGGCGTATGAGCTTGGCTAAATCACCAATGAGAATGCTCGTATGGCTGGTGGCTACCGCGTCTGCAAACAACGCTTTAGGCTTCATTGTTGCGTTATCAGCCGTAAGCGCCGCTGTTTTGGCTTGTTCGTCCTTTAGCTGCGTTGCCAGATTGATAATGAAGTCTGGGTTATAAATGGCCTTCTCAATCGTTTCAGGTGTCATGTACGCACCATGCTTACGAATTGATGGAAGGACTTGTTCATATACCCAATCTTGGAACGGACCAGCGCTTGGCAACTTGCTTTCGCCAGCCAACTGATAAAGGCCGGGTTCGGAGATTACCGTCATCGTTTGAGCTCCGAAGGGGGTCGTGATTCGCGACTCCCTTTTGTACTTTGCCTTGACGTGGGTCTTAAGCGCATCCCTAAAGTTCTTATATCCAATTGCTGTCGCGGCATCTTTGCCTACGAAGAATGGCTCACTATCAATCAATACCGTTCGAAGCTGGTTTCCTTGAAAATTGAATTCCTGTAGTTCATTCATTGCTATCCCTCCTTTTGTTCATCAAGCTTTTCGCTAAAAGCGTTATTGCTTCCAAAAAAAATATAGTCTTGTGGGATTGAATAAATCTTGCTGATTTTCCAAATCTGCTGCATTGTCAAATCGGATGAGTCTTTCTCCCACCGTCGCAAGGTTGGCTCTGTTACGCCCATCATTTTAGCAGCATCCGATTGTGGTAAACCAATGCGTACACGCAGATCTCTTAGCGTGTGTTTCAAATATACCGGAACTTTTTCTTGAATAACCATTGCCCTACCTCCTTTCTACATTGTCTATACTATCACGCTTTTAGCGAAATGCAATAGGGTAATTCGCTATTTGCGAAAAATATTTTTAAATACCGTTGCTTTTTTTCGCTTTGGTGGTAGGATAGCAATTGTAGAAAACATCCTTACAATTAATAGGAGGAAAAATTTTGGACGACATCAAAGAAATATTCGCGAAGAACCTAAAACGACTAATGGATTCTCGCGGTGAAAATTTAACGGAACTATCTAATCACATTGACGTCGCCTATTCGACCGTATCTGATTGGCTACACGCTAACAAAATGCCTCGTAGCGGATCGCTTCAGACAATTGCTGATCATTATGGAGTAAACATCAGCGACTTAACAACTAATCACAGTCAAAAAAGTGTTTCTGGAATGGGCACATACAAATATGTGCCTGCCAACATTTCTGCGGGCACTTTGTGCAATGTTGACCCCTTCACTTCAGACGAGATCGAATCTGTCCAAATATCCGATAAGGTTCTTGGAAAATACGCCGGTGACAAAGATCTTTTGATGATGCATATTAATGGCGAATCAATGAACCAAACAATTCCTGACGGCTCTTTAATAGCAGTCAAACAGTACAACGACATTCAAGACCTTAAAGACGGCGACATTGTTGTCTTTGCAGATGATGGTGACTACGCAGTAAAATATTTCTATAATGATCGTCAAAAGCAGATTGTTACCTTCATTCCGGATTCAACTGACAAAAGATTTAGCCCCATTATGTACACCTATGAAGACATTGAAGAAGAGAATATCAACATCATTGGCAAGGTAGTCGTATACATAGTCGTTTTATAGCACAATCTTACGTCCAAACCCTGATCGACGTTAAAAGCTGGATTTTTTGGAGGGATTCATTATGGTGAATATCAAAAACCCGAAGACAAATCAGGTTAAGCAAGTAAAGGCGGGCTTCTCTTGGACAGTCTTCTTTTGGGGATTTTTCCCGCCACTGTTTCGTGGCGATTGGAAGTGGCTGTTGATTTTACTGGTTTTGGACATTGTTGGTCTTTTTAGTTTTGGAATTATATCGGCTGTAGCAAACATCACTGTTTCATTTCTTTACAACAAGTTCTATCTCCAAGACCGTGTTAACGAAGGGTGGGTACCTTGCGATGATGCTTCTAAAAGCATCATGTTAAGCAAAGGCATTGCATTACCTGTAAACAATTAATACTTAGCATCAAACTGGTTTTCCCCCACGCAAGCGGCGTCCCCGTGCAAGCCGGAGAGTGGGGCTGAATACAAAATAAAAAACGCCTACCCCACCGGCTAAAGTGAACGGGTAGACGCCTTATAGATCCATGATTGTATGGTAGATGCAATAGCACCTACTTGTATTATAGCACAAGGAGGTGTAAATGATGGCTACATTTAGAAAACGCGGCAAGTATTGGGAATACCGGGTTAAGTATACGGACTCCGCCGGTAAACAGCTGGTTGCTTCACACGGCGGGTATCGGCTTAAATCATCTGCGCAAGATGCTGCGGAAGCTGTTGAAGATGACCTCAAACGTGGTGGCGATCCTTCCAAAGCTGGAACACTTTTTTTGGATTACTGGGATCAATGGATTGATGCCTATAAGTCAGGCGATAAGTCCCTCAATACTGAATATAGATACACGTTACTAAGAAAACATTTGAAGTCACGTTTTGACGGCCGTGAGCTTGGTTCAATCCGTCCAATCGAATGGCAACGTTTCTTGAACGACTTTGCTGCCGGTAAGGACCGCAAGAAAGAGACCACACGCAAAGGCCCTCGCGAACGCTCAAAGGATATTGTCAGCAAAATGAATAGCTATGTCCGCTCAATGGTCAAGGCAGCCATCAATGATCGTCTGCTCTTTTCTGACTTCACTTTTGGTGCCAAGGTTGGTGGAATCCGTTCAGGAAGCAAAGTCAAAGTGCTTGATCAGGACGACTTTGCACAGGTTAAGTCCAAGGCGGCCGAGAAGGCTTCATATCGAAGCATAGGGGCGCTTGCAGTATATTTAGGGGCAATGACAGGCATGCGGGTTTCTGAGGTTCTAGCACTCACGTGGGCTGATATAGATACTATTAACAACGTGATACATGTTACCCGTTCTTGGGATCATCAGTATGGGACTGGATTCAAGCCGACAAAAACCGAAGCGTCAATACGAGATATTGAAGTGTCATCGGCAGTTATTAAGTTGCTCGAGCGCATTCATCAAGAGCAAATGGCAGCATACTTGCGAACTGGTTATAGAGATCCCGATCAAATGATCATGCGTAATCAATGGCACACGGTCATTACTGACACAGCCTGCAATAAGGCACTTGCGATTTTGCAAAGCGATGCAGGGATTCCAAAAGAAAAACAAATTACTTTCCACGGCCTTCGTCACAGCCACGTTAGCTATCTAATTAGTCAAGGCATTGACATCTATTACATCTCAAAACGTCTTGGCCATTCAGACATCACAATCACCATGCGAGTATACGGTCATCTTTTGGACTCTCAGAAAAAGAAAGAAGCTTTGAAAGCCACGGCTGCCATGGATCGGCTTTGAATATCTTTGTCCCCTTTTTGTCCCCCTCAATACAAAAACAAAGCCCTCCTAACAAAAGCTAGAAGGGCTAAAACGTTGATTTAAAGGCATTCTATAAAGCTAAAAGAGGCTAAAGAACGCTAATG